AATACGACAGAGAAACGTCAGTTGCTTGAGTTTATGAAGAAAAGGTTATTTGCATGAGTGTACGTGAAGATATATGCGACAACATTGTTAGCACACTGAAAGGTGTACTTGATCCTGTACGCATTAAGTTCGTAACTCGCAATCCGTTCAAATTTGAGGAACTAAGTTCAGCACAATTTCCTGCTTGCTTGGTTCAGACTGCTGGTGAAAGACGCTCAGATCGCACTATTGGTGCAAGCGACATCCAGCGTCAATCAGAATTAACAGTCCGTGTATTCGGGTTTGTTAAAGGAGCTAACATCGACTCACAACGCAATGAGTTGATCGAGGCAATAGAAAATGGGTTAGACGCAGACCGCACCCGTGGCGGCTATGCGTTGGATACTCAGGTTGTGGAAGTGGAGACTGATGAAGGTGCTATCGAGCCTTTTGGCGGTGTGGTGGTAACGGTCACAGTCTTGTATACTTTCGCAAGAGGCAACGCATAACTTAGGAGATATATCATGGCGGTGCATAAAGGTTCTGAAGGCTACGTTAAAGTAGGCGCAAACACAGTAGCAGAAGTTCGCGATTGGTCGCTATCTGAGTCTGCTGACACAATTGAAACTAGCTCAATGGGTGATTCAGCTCGTACTTATACGACTGGCCTAACCTCTGCGACTGGCTCTATTGCTGTTCATTACGATGAAACTGATACGACTGGCCAAGGCGCATTGACTGTAGGCTCTGAGGTAACTCTAGCTCTATACGTTGATGCTGACACTTACGCTACTGTAACAGCTATCATCACTGAGGCTGGTGTTTCTAGCTCATTTGACGGCCTTGTAGAAGGTTCATTCAGCTTCACCGCTAACGGTGCTGTTGTCTGGGCTTAAGCTGTTTCGCTAGGCTAGGGATTCCCGAAAGCAGTTTTTCCTCCGTTTGCTGTTGCCTAGTGATCTAAACGGGGATTTAAACGGAGAATACACATGAGCATACTAGATCGCGCTAAGGCGCACTTTGACTCGCAAGGCGTAAAGAAAATAGAAGTACCTGAATGGCCAGATGAGTCTGGTAATCCAACGATTCTATATTCTGGCCCTGTTACTATGAATGACCGCAAAGCATTACGCACTGCGGCTGATGGTGATGAGGCTGAGTTCCTAGTCCGTCTAGTAATCCTCAAGTGTGAATTGGAAGATGGCACTAAAGCGTTCGACCTATCTGATAAGCCTATGCTGATGAAGAAGGTTGATCCAAACATCATCCAACGTATCGCCAACAAGATTGCGGAAGCACCAACTGTCGATGACATGGTGGGAAAGTAAACAGCGATCCAGAACTGTTTGCGCTGTATACTCTAGCTGAGAAGCTACACATGACAGTGGATCAAGTTGGAAGGATCAGCCAAGAAGAGTTCAACGGTTGGCTGGCTTACTATCAGATAAAGGCAGAAAAGCATGGCACTAACACCTGAAGAACTCAGAATCCGAATATCAGCACAGAATGATGCTAGTAAGCATATTTCTCAGGTCCGCAAAGATTTAGCGTGGCTAGGCACTGGTGCTACTCAAACCAAGAAAGCTGTAATGGGCACAACTGTCGCAATGGATGGTTTTGGTCGTAAGGCTGGCATGGCTGGTATTCAGATTCAACAATTGGTTGGTCAGGTTCAAGGCGGTACATCTGCATTTGTAGCACTATCACAACAGGCCGCTGACTTAGGTTTTGTATTAGGTTTCCCACTACTTGGTGCTGTTGTTGGTATCGCTTCTGCGTTTGCTGGACCTTTGATTGCCGCAATCATGGGCGTGAAGGAAGAAACAGAAAGCCTAACCAAAGAAGTTGACGAGCTTGCTGGCAGTTATGAAACCCTGACTGATGCCCAACGCGCTTATTACGACATGGTTTCTGGTCGTCAGATTAAGGATATGACCCTTGAGATAATGAAGCTCAAGAATGAGGCAGATAGCTTAACAGGCATAATGCAGATGCCTTCTGAGTCTGGTCAAGGTCTAGCCGCTGACGCATATAAGAAAAGATTAAAAATCCTATCTCAGATTAGCGAGCTAGAAGAAAAGATCGCTTACCTAAAGAATCCTATTGCCAAAAAACAGGCAGAGGAGCGAGTCAAGACGGCAAAAGAAGCCGCTGATGAGCAGATGCGCCTAGAAGAAGATGTAATGGCTGAATTCACACAGCGCCTTGCTGATGAAGATGCCGCGTTCTTCAAGTCAAGAGATCATCAACTAGCCATCCAAGAACAGATGGATAAGGCATATCTGTTATCCCAACAGGAAAAGCAGAAAGCCTATGACGATTTAATGAAGCAATCAATGGAGCACTTAAAGCCTATTGAAGATGGCTTGATGTCTTTAATTACTGGGTCAAAAAGTGTTACTGCGTCATTCAAAGATATGGCGGCCTCGATTATCAATGATCTGATTAGAATTCAGATTCAGCAATCTATCACCAAGCCTCTAGCAAATATGATGGCTGGCGCTGGAGGCATTGGTGGCATTGCGTCCTCTATATTTGGTGGCTCACCTGCTAAGGCATTAGGTGGATCAGTTAAGGCTGGTCAGGCTTACACTGTAGGTGAGCATGGTCGTGAGACGTTTATCCCTAGCACTGATGGCCAGATAGTTCCTAACGGTGCTAGTGGTGGTGTTATAATTAACCAGACAATCAATGTATCGACAGGCGTACAGCAGACAGTACGAGCTGAAATTATGGGTCTAATGCCACAGATCGCTAACGCATCTAAGGCGGCTGTACTAGATGCCCGTAAACGTGGCGGCTCATACGCAGGAGCTTTCTAAATGGCTATAACTTACCCTTTAACTATGCCGAGTCACACAGGCGTAGCTAACATAACTCTGAGAGCTGTTAACCAGACGGCAGTGAGTTCATCCCCGTTTACTTACTCTCAACAAGTGTTCAGTCATCAGGGTAAACGCTGGGAGGCTGAGGTTCAGCTACCTCCAATGAAGAAAGATGATGCTGAGATTTGGATAGCTTGGTTATTATCGCTAAAAGGTCAGGTAGGTACTTTTGAGCTTGGTGATCCTACTGGCGATACCGCTCGTGGCGCACTTGGTGGAACCCCAATCACCAATGGTGTAGATCAGTCTGGTGAATCAATCGATATTGATGGCTGTACCGCTAGTGTTACTGGATGGCTCAAGGCTGGTGACTATGTTCAGATAGGTAGGCATCTGCATAAAGTCCTTCAGGATGTAGACACCAATGCTGACGGTGAGGCGACACTTGAGCTGTGGCCTAATGTAAGATTTCCTGTAGCAAACAATTCAGAAATTATCACAAGCAATCCTGTCGGAAGATTTAGGCTAAACTCTGGTGCTCAAGACTGGTCTATAGATACCGCTAGTACCTATGGTATTACTTTTGCCGCAGTAGAGGACATCTGATGAGTAGGGATATAGGCAACATCCTAAGCCACTTAGGTGACGATGAGCTACATCCATTCTTTGCTGTAGAGCTTATGTTCTATACACCAAGCGAGCTTATCGATCTTTCGGATTCTGATCTTGAGATACCAGATGGCTATGGCTATGTAGTTGAGGACACTGGTGTATACATCCCCCCAGATGAAATTGAATACAGAGGTCAAACTATTGAGCTTGGCCCTGTATATCTTTGGAGCGGGTACGGTGATTTAGAGTACGATGGTAAAACCTACATAGGTGCTGGTAACTTATTGCACATTAGCGATGTTACTGAGACTGCTGACATTAGGGCGGCTGGGGCATCTATAAGTTTATCAGGTGTAAGCTCAACCTTATTAGCACTAGCTATTACTCAGCCTTATCAAGGTCGTTTGTGTAACGTCTTGTTCGGCCTAATGGATAGCGACGGCTCTGTTATTGATCTAGCGACACTATTTGTCGGTTACATGGATCAGATGAACATTGAGGATGGCGCTGACACTTGCACTATACAGATGACCGTAGAGAGCAAGCTGATCGACTTGGAGCGACCTAGAACATTCCGCTACACATCTGAAAACCTTAAAGCTAGGTATGAGAATGATCTGGCGTTTGACTTCATTCCAGATTTACAAGATGCACCTTTGATATGGGGTCGTGAGTCGTGAGATATACAGCCAAACCAAAGCAACCAAACAGCTTAGCAAGATATCGTGACTGGGACGTTAAGCTAATAGACTTTATTAACAGTGTTAAGAAGAAGCCTTTTACATGGGGCGAGCACGACTGTTTAACCTTTGCTAATAACTGTGTGATCGAGCAACGCGGATACGGCTTTGATGATGGCTACTTACAGGGATACGACACTGTAAAAGGTGCTGTTGAAGTATATGAGCAATGGTTAGCTGACACTGGTTATAGTAATATTGTAGAAGGCTTAGACGCTAAGTTTACTCGCAATAAAGGTTTTCCGCCTAGAGGTTCAATTGTAGCTATGCCGACTGAAAATGGTGCAGTGTTCCCTTATGCCTTTGGTATTATGGTTTCACGATTCGCAGCTTTCGTCTCTGATAGCGGCCTGATTATGGTAGCACCTAACGACACTTTCTTATCGTGGAGAATTGAATAATGCCACAGGCGGTCATACCAGCTCTTTTAACTACTGGCGTAGGTGTCGCAGCGGCAGGGGGTGTTACAGCCTTCACGTTCGCAGGTGGACTAATGACTGGTTGGGCGGCTGTAGCAGGTTCTGTTGCGGCATATTCAGCTCTAGGTTATGCCTCTAGCGCACTATCACCTAAACCAAATATTGGAACAAGTGGTTCGAATGGCTATCAGGTCAACACAATAACCTCTGCGGCTCCTAGCGCAATCATCTACGGTGAGACTCGTGTAGGCGGCATAGTATTCTATCAAGAGACTACAAATAACACCCAGTATCTACATCGCTGCATAGCTTTAGCAGGGCATGAAGTTAATAGCATCGGTACAATCTACCTAAATGACGAAGCACTAACTCTAGATGAGGACGGTGTATGTACTGAGCCTAGCCAGTATGCAGGCAAGGTTCGCGTCATTAAGCATCTAGGTGCTAGTGATCAGGTAGCAGATGATTTGTTAGAGGCTGAGTCTACACGCTGGACTTCTGACCATAGAGCTAGAGGTATTGCCTACCTATATGTTCGCTTTGAATACGATGCTGACGCTTTCCCTAACGGTGTTCCGACTGTTACCGCTATGGTGCAGGGTAAGAAGGTATTCAATCCTGATCCTTACGTAATGGCGACAGAGTTTAGCTCAAACCCAGCACTGTGCTTGCGTGATTACTTAATTTATAGCGGAATAGCTGATTCTAGTGAGATCGATGATGACTTGTTTCTTGCGGCCGCATCAGCTTGTGACGACACGGTATCACTTTTAAATGGTGGCTCTGAGAATAGATATACCTGTAACGGTTCATTCACCAGTGATACAACACCGCAGGATGGGATAAACAGAATTCTAGCCTCTATGGGCGGGATGATCTGGTATTCACAAGGTAAGTGGGGATGTAAGGCTGCTGTCGCTACAACGGCCTCTATAGAGCTTACAGAGGATGATCTACGTAGCAAGTTAAGCGTATCAACAAGAAACTCTCGTCGTGATGCGTTCAATAAGGTTACTGGCATCTATCGTGGTGAAGAAACTAATTACTTCGAGAGCAGCTACCCTAGCGTAGAGTCAGCCACATTCCTGCAAGTAGATAACAATATGGCTTTAGAGTCTGAGTTAAATCTACCTATGACATCCACATCGACAATGGCTCAGCGTATTGCAAAGATTGCTTTGTATCGTAACCGTGAGCAGATAAAGATTAGCGGTGTGTTTGGTATGAAGG